GGCGTGCGGCGGGTTTTTTGCTGATGTGATTGAGGGGCGTTTGAGTCGGCCTGATAATCAGGGCCCGTTGGATGTTGCTGCAGCGGATGCTGCGGAACGCCAGTTGGGTGATGCGTGGGCGTGGGATCTGCGTTCTTCTGTTGTGCCGATTTCACCGCTGGTTGCTGTGACGATTGCTCGAGCTTTGTTGCCTGTGGCCGCTGTTGTTAGCCCACAGATTTTCGCTTACTAAGAAAGGGCGGTGCCAATGTTTAAAGATACTCTTGCCACCGTTCTTGAGATCGCTGGGATTATGGCCGTGTGTGCTGCAGTGTTTTTGGTGTCACCAATTCTTGCCCTTGGTGTTGCTGGCGTGTGTTTGTTCGTTGTGGGCTTTCTGATTGACGGTGCCTGATGGGTTTCTTTAAACGTGAGCAACGTGCGATCACCCCTGATTCGATTATCGCTGCGGTGAATCAGATGCGTATGCGGACTGGTGCGCCAATCGTTGACGCTAACTCTGCGATGCGGTTGGCTGCAGTGTGGGCTTGCGTGCGACTCCTTGCGGGTGTGGGTTCGACTCTGCCTTTGGATCAGTACCGTGATGGTCCTGGTGGGCGCACACAGTTGCCGGCTAGTTCGCTGTTCCGTGCGCCAGCACCAAACGTGAATATCACCACATGGTTGTACCAGCTGTGGAGCTCGTTGCTACTCGATGGCAACGCCTATGGGCTTGTCACTGAAACTGGTGTTAACGGGTTCCCTGTCACAGTCGAGATCCTCGACCCGGCCACTGTCCAGTGGCGCCATGTTGATGGTGAGTGGACCACACAGATTAATGAGAAGCGGATTAACCGCTGGCCTAATGGGCCTTTGTGGCACATGCCAATGTTTGTGATGCCTGGTATGCCGATGGGCCTGAGTCCCATATCGAGTGCCAAACAGGCTATCGGTTCTGGTATTAGCGCTGAGCAGTTCGGTGCGCAGTTCTTCAACAGTGGTGGCAACCCTAACGCCATCATTTACTCAGACAGCGAGTTGACTCCTGAGCAGGCGCAAGGCATCAAGGGTGCGTTCATCAATGCCACACAAGGCAACCGTGAACCGGCCATCATGGGCAGTGGGCTCAAGTATGAGCGGGTCCAAATCAGCCCTGACGAGTCACAATTTTTGGATTCGCAACGGTTCACGGTTGAGCAGATCGCACGCATCTACGGCATACCGCCTGAGCTTGTCGGTGCCGCTACATCTGGTAGCTCGGTTACGTATGCGAACCGTGAGCAGCGTGCAGCGGACTGGTTGTCTTTCGGTCTGATGCCGTACCTGATCCCGATTGAAGATGCGCTTTCAACGCTGGTGCCAAGGGCGCAGCGTGTGAAGTTTAATGTTGACGGGCTGTTGCGCTCCGATCTCAGTACGAGATATGCGGCGCATGCTGTTGGTATCGGTGCAGGGTTCTTGACTGTGGATGAAGCACGAGCGTATGAGGATTTGCCACCGCTCACTGCAGAGGATCAGCCTTTGCCTGTTGACCAGGTGATTGCCTGATGCCTTGGCATGTGGTGGAAGAAGATGCGGGCTGTTCTGTTTCTGAACCGTGGGGTGTTCGCAAAGATGATGACAATTCATTAGCAGGCTGCCATGGCAGCAGAGCAGAAGCAGTTGATCAGATCGCAGCACTGTATGCATCTGAAGCTGACAGGAGCACACGAATGATTGATCTGGAAATGTATCCGTTGAGCCCACGCCAGAAGGCGCAGTACGAGGCCACTGAAAGCCTTGTTGAGGTGTTCGGCCAGTACGATCAGACTGCTGGCGCTGATGGCTGCGGCTATCAGGCAGAGTCTGAGCGTGCGGATGATGGCATTGCTTGTGGTAACTGCGTGTTCTTCATGGACGGCATGTGCGAGGTTGTGAGCGGCGAGATCGCTGCGGCTGGGTTGTGCAAGCTGTGGGTGATCCCTGCAGGTTTGCTTGAGGGTGAACCTGAACCAGAGGTTGAGCCTGAACCTGTTGTTGAGGTTGAGCCTGTACCTGTTGTTGAGATTGATGGTTACAAACGTGGCGTTAATGGCATCGATGTGCCGCAGCGTGAGGTGCGTAAGCTTGAAAAGCTTGAGGTGCGTGCAACGCCTGATGGTGGTGCGATCCTCGAGGGTTACGCCACCGTTTACGATTACGCTTACTCGATTGGTGATGTTGACCGTGGCGGGTTCATGGAAACAATCGTGAAGGGTTCCGCAGCGAAAAGCGCTGCAGAGGCCGATGTACGTTTGTTGATTAACCATGAGGGCATACCGCTGGCACGCACACGCTCCGGCACGATGACCTTGGAGTCTGATGACATCGGCCTGCGTGTTACCGCACAGCTTGACCCGCAGAACCCGCTGTCTGCATCGTTGCGTTCTGCGATGGAACGTGGAGACATGGACCAAATGAGTTTTGCGTTTCGTGTTCTGCGTGACGAGTGGAACAGTGATTATTCGGAGCGGAAGATTTACGAGCTCAAGCTGTTTGATGTGTCGATGGTGACGTACCCTGCGAACCCTGCCACGGTGGCCAAGGTCCGCAGCGATGACACACAAGATTCTGAGCAGGCCGCAGGCCGCTCGGTAGAGATGGCTAAACGCCAACTCGAAGCAATACCAGCCCGCCGATAACAAGCCGGAACACATGCCGCCACCTGGCACATGCGTTCCACTTGAAGTCACTAGCTGTTACCCAATCCCTTTACCAGAAAGGTTCCACAGATGTTGGACCAGATTCGTACCCTGATCGCAGCAGCGCTCGATGAGCGTGATGCGTCACAAGCTGCAGTTGAGGCAATCCTCGCTGTCGCAGAAACCGAAGGCCGTTCAGATATGACGGCTGAAGAAACAGAGAAGTTCGACGTTGCTCGTGCTGAGCTTCGTGAGATTGATGACAAGATCACCGCATTGCAGGCTCGTGAGTCTGACCTTGTGGATCTTGCTACCCGTTCCGATAAGGCCGCTGAGGTCAGAAAAGAAGTACTCCCAATGAATATCCGTGTTGTTTCAGAAGAGAAGACCTACCGTGCAGACGGTGAGCATGACTTTTTGAGCGATGCTATTGCTGCGAAGTTCGGCAATGACAACGCTGCATCTGACCGTCTTGCTCGTGCCCGTGATGAAGCACTCTCCGAGTACCGTTCCACGACCGGCAACTTCGGTGGCCTTGTTGTACCGCAGTACCTGACCGAGCAGTTCGCTGCAACTCTTGCATCCGGCCGGCCATTCCTCGAGGCTGTTACCAAGGTTGCACTGCCAGCGCAGGGCATGAACATGGTGATCCCTCGTGGAGCTACCTCTACAGGTGTTGCCGCACAGGAAACACAGGGTGTGGCAGTCACCAACCAGACGTTCACCGAGTCCGACCTCACTGTTCCGGTTCGTACGTTCGCTGGGCAGCAGGTTGTGTCCCGTCAGTCCATTGACCGTGGTACCGGCATCGGCCAGATCCTCCTGGCTGATCTGTATCAGCAGTACGCAACAAAGGTCAACGTCTCCGCTATCAGTGGTGACGGAACCGCTGGAGGCCACTTCGGAATTTTGTCAACGACGAGTGTGCAGACCGCAAGCTGGGCCGCCACAACCGGCTCGTCTCTCGTGGCCAGCATCCACAACGCACTTGGCAAGATCAACACCTCACGCTTCGCAGCAGGTGACTTGATCGTCATGCATCCTCGTCGTTGGGCGTGGCTGTGTGCGCAGTCCGATTCTTCACTGCGTCCACTTGTTGCCATCGAGGGTTACAACAGCTTTAACGCTGTTGGCGCTGGTGCAGCTGCAGGATACGGGTACGTTGGCTCAATCGCTGGCGTGAAAGTCATCACCGACGCTGGCATTCCAACCAACCTCGGCGCATCCACCGATGAAGACCGCATCATTGTGACCCGCTCACAAGATGTGCTGTTCATGGAAGATGGATCAGCACCAATCGGGCTTACTCTCAACGAGGTTGCCGCAGCCAGCTTGAACGTCACCATGGTGACGTACGGTTACTCGGCATTCACCGCAGGACGCTACCCATCAGCTACCTGCAACCTTCAGGGAACAGGCTTCAAGCAGGTTCTTTCCTGAGTTAACTAGGATGGGTGGTGCAAGCAGTGGGCTTGCTTGCACCACACCACCTAACCCCGATCAACCAAAGGACAAACATGCAAGAGACTTTTGATCACCCTGGACGAGTCCTGTTGGCGTTCCCGTCAACAGGTCACGACATCTCAACACGGTTCATGCGTTCATTCTGGGAGCTTGACGTTTGGGATCGTGAACGTGCGGTGCAAGTGTGGGAAGCGCTCAATGCACCTGAGTCACCGAACCCGATTGAGTTGCGCCTACTTCACAATTACGTTGCGCTCGAAGCCACAGCGAACCTTGCGAAAGCTCGCAACCGTTTGTGCGACGAGTTCTTAAAGACGTACACGGATGCCGAGTGGTTGTGGTTTGTTGATACTGACATGGTGTTTGAACCGCAGCTGATGCATCAGATGGTTGCACGAGCGGTCGAACATGACATCAAGATTCTTGGTGCGTTGTGTGTGATCCTCACCGCCGATGGCGTGATACCCACCTTGTTTGTCGAAAATTCCCTGACTTGCACGCAAGTGATGCTCGATTGGGCTCCGAACCAGCTGGCAGAGGTTGCGGCAACTGGCACAGGTTGCCTGCTTATTCACCGCTCGGTGTTGCAACAGATGTTTGATGCGAGTGGTGGTAGTACTAACTGCTGGTTTGGTTTCGATATTCGCTTTGGTGATGACGGCTCGGAGTGGGCGCTAGGCGAAGATGTAAGTTTTTGTTTGCGTGCGGGCGAGCAAGGCCACAAGGTTTATGTTGATACGACTGCGCATGTGGGGCATCACAAAGGCGGCAGGGTTTACTGGCCGTCTGACACCAAGACAATGGGTGTGACCCCACCTGAAGAACCACGCACAACGGACGACAATGCTAGGACCTGATGCCAGCAGGTACATCCTCGCTGGTCGTGGAGTACCAGTGGCACGACCGTTCAACCTGAGATGGTTGCTCCCGACCATCTGCAAGGATGATTTGCGCAGGTGGCGTGCAGTGTGGGTTACGTCATGGGTTGTTGCAGCGGTTGGCATGTTGTGGTGGTGCTCGGATCTTGGTTGGGAACGTGCAGCGGCTGCAGCAGTGTTGTTGCTGGCACTGCCTGGTGTGTGGGGTCCGCAAGTAGTACGGCCTGTTGGCGTTGATTTACCGGCGATGGCTGTGGCGATCATGGCTGTTGCTTGTTTCGAGCACGGCCTATGGCCACTGGCAATCATTCTGATTTTGGTTGCCGCTTCTATCAAGGAAACTGCACCGGTGTTTGCTGCGGTGTGGGCATGGCATCCGATCATGCTTATCGGTTTGATTGTGCCGGCTGTTGTATGGTTTGTTCGCAAACCACAGATCGATCAGGTGACTGCACAGCCTTTGTTGCGCAGGGTGTATGAGCATCCTGTGATCACTGCTATGGAGTCTCATCGTGGGCGGTGGCGTGACGCTTGGTTGATGGTCGCACCGTGGGGTGCAACCCTTGCAGCTTTGTACCACCCGTCGTGGCAGACGCTTCTGATACTCGTTCTAGCCTACGCACAGCTGTTGGTTGCTACTGACACGGTTCGCCTGTTGCACACGGCTGCAGGGCCTGTGATGGCCTTAGCTGCAGCGCAAGTGTTACCTGTGCAGTTGTTGCCGCTAATACTTGTCGCACACTTCTTCTGGTGGAGAAAGCCCGAGGTCATCTGATGCATCACGCAGTTCTCGAATGGGTGCAACGATGGGTGCCAGCAGGGCCAGCCAAAATTTTGGACTGCGGCGGCAGAGACATCAACGGACAACCGCACTACCTGTTCGAGCATTCAACGTTCGAGATCGTTGACCTTGTCGACGCACCTGGTGTCACATGGGTAGGCGACATCCTCGACTACGGCAACGAACAAAAGTTTGATGTTGGCTTACACCTTGAGGTTGCAGAGCACACGCCTGATTGGCCGCTACACATCGCACACATGAAGAACCTGCTCGACCATCGCAAGGGCCTGCTGATCTTCACCGCAGCCTGCTACGAACGTGCACCACACTCAGCGTCTGATGGTGGGCCGTTACAACCTGACGAGTACTACAGCAACGTAGACCCCGACAACCTTTCTGTGATCCTCACACGCAACTTCGCAAAGCATGTGATTGATGTGCAAGGTAATGATGTGAGGGCTGCAGCATGGAGATGAACGCATGACAATAACAAACGGTTATCTCACACAAGCTGAAGCACTCGCCTATGTTGGCCAGAACCTTGTGCAAGACACAAGCCTTTTGGATGATGTGGTTACGTCGAGCTCGAGGATGATCGACCGTTACTGCGGGCGAGAGTTCTACCAAGTGACCGAGGCACGCACATTTGCTACAACCGATGACATCTACACGCTCGGTTTCGGTTCGTTCAACGACCTTGTGAGCGTCACGACACTGAAGACCGACCCGACCGGCGCAGGCGTTTACAGCACCACGATTGGTGCGACAAGCTTTCAGCTGTTGCCGTACAACGCACCGCAAGCAGATGAGCCATACACAGACCTCCAGTTGCTCGGCGGTGTGCAGTGGCCAGTACCAACATTCAACATGCGGCAAAACACGGTTGAGATAACTGGCGTTTGGGGTTGGCCAGAGGTGCCGCTCGATGTGAAACAGGCGTGCAGGATTATCGTGGCCGAGATCGCAAAGCTTGAATCGGCACCGTTGGGTGTTGCAGGGTTTGGCGAGTTTGGTGTTGTCAGGGTTTCGCAGACAATGCCACCAAGGGCCCGCCAACTCCTACAACCGTACAAGCACGGAAGTAACTTCGGTATCGCATGAGCTCGATCACGAACGGCGAGATCAGAGAAGCACTAGCGCAAGCACTCAACGCAGTGCCAGGGCTCAACATCTACCGGTTCCCGCCAGAAGATGTAAACCCGCCATGCGCTTTCATCGCAGGATTCACAATTAACCCGCTCACCTTCGATGGGAACCGTGAAACAAAAGCCGATGTGACAGTGCTTGTCTCGCACAAACACGTTGACCAGCTAGTAACCCTTGACGCAATGCTTGACTCCGATGGGCCGTGGTCGGTTGTTGACGCTATCGAATCCGCTACACCTGCTGGCATGAACTTCTTTGTTGAGAACATCGGAGGGTATAGGGAGCTAACTGTGGGTGATGTCGGCTACTACGCTGCAGATGTGAGTGTGACGGTGCGAACATGAGTGCAGTTGATTCGTTCGGTTTTAAGATGATCAAATACGGTGACAACCTCACCGACGTAAACCGCAAGGCAACTGTTGCCGCTGCGCTTGTTTACAAGTCTGGTGTGCTGTCATCTGCTGCAGGGTTCACTGGTGGTGACCGCAGGTTTTCCAAATGGAAAGGCAAGCAGGGTCCAGCTTTGGGCGCAGGGTTCGAGGTTGGCGGCAGCAAAGTACATGCAACAGCTTTTCTTAAAGCACGACCAATGGGCATCTGGTGGGTACTCGAGTACGGGTCACCCGCTCACATCATCAAGCCGAGGAAACGTAAGGGTTTGAAAGCTTTGAAGTTTTCTGACGGCGGGTTTGCTAGTGGATCTGTCGTTCACCCTGGCAGGGCTGGTACGAATGCGTGGGCTATCGGTATCCGTTCAAGCCAAGCAGGTGCAATGCAGGCGTACAAGCGCACACAGAAACTGGCACTGCTCGAGGCGGCACGCAGGTAATGCGCATACTTGTTGTGCACCCTGGTCCTAACTTCTCGGTGCAAGATGTGCATGATGGTTGGGTTGAGGGTTTCGAGAAGTTAGGCCACGAGGTCCAGCAGTACAACCTTGGTGATCGTTTGACATGGGCCAGCGTTGCGCACCTTGGCATGGATGACGGCACCTACATCAAAGCGTTCCCGAAAACAGAGAACGTGTACAGCTTTGCGATTAGTGGTCTGCCGCAAGCTGCGTTGTACTGGTGGCCGCAACTCATTGTGTTCGTCAGCGGCTTTACGGTTGACCCGCAGTTTCTTGAGGTTTGTCGTGGGCGTGGTATCAAAACTGCTTGCGTGATGACAGAGAGCCCGTATGAGGAATCACGGCAACTGCTGATCGCACCGCACTTTGATGCTGTTGCGTTGAACGACCCGACCAACATGGGCCAGTATGCGACGCTTACAACAGCGGTTTACACACCGCACGCATACCGGCCTGAGATCCATCACGAGGGCGAAGCACACGAGGACTACCACAGCGATTGTGTGTTTGTTGGTACGGGCTACCCGTCGAGGGTTGCTTTCCTCGAGCGGTGCAACTTCGATGGGATTGATCTTGCGTTGGCGGGTAACTGGCAGAACGTGCCAACAGTCCTGGCTGATCGTGTTGTGCATGACATCGAAGACTGCATCGATAACGCACAGACCGCTGAGCTTTACCGTGGCGCTAAAACGTCGTTCAACATTTACCGTACTGAAACCAATGGTGATGTGGTTGATGGTTGTGATGGTTGGTCTGTTGGGCCTCGTGAGATCGAGCTCGCAGCGTCTGGTACTTGGTTCGCACGGCAATCTCGTGGTGAATCTGACGAGCTCTTTCCGATGCTCCCTACTTTTAACAGTCCTGAAGAACTTGGCGAGCTAATACGCTGGGCTCTTGAGAATCCCGTTGAGCGGCAAATTGCCGCTGAGCAGGCAAAACGTGTGGTCGCAGATCGTACGTTTCCAAACAATGCCTACATGTTGCTTGCAGCGTGCGGCCTAGTGAAAGAAGAAAGCTAATGGCTAATCCCATAAGCGGTCGCAAAGGCCGTGTATACATTGATCCATCGTCAGCTGGTACTGCTGCAGCGTCACCGATTGCGAACCTCAACACATGGGGCTTGGATTCGACCACTGACAAGACCGAGGTGACCTCGTTTGGTGATGGTTCCAAGACTTACGTTGTTGGTCTGCCTGATGGCAGCATCAGCTTCGGTGGGTTTTGGGACACTGCTGCAGGTTCGCAGTTCGGTATTACTAACTCGGTTGCTGCAGGTCGTAAGTTCTACCTGTACCCATCGACCGACAATGCGCAGTACTTCTTTGGTCTTGCGCACTTCGACCTCAGTTTGACCCAGACCGTTAGCGGTGCAGTAGAAGTATCGGGAACGGGCAGTGCCGCCAGTACCATTAGCAGCGTTGGTACCTGATCATGGCTGACGAGTGGGCCGTCAACCTTCCAGACAACAAGCAAGTCCGACTCTCGGACTTCACGCTTGATGAGCTGGTGCAACTTGAATCGGATTGTGATGAGGAGTGGTGGGCGCTCCTATCGCACCCTTTCAAGAGTGCGAAGAATGCGAAGTACATTTACGCAGCGGCATGCGCACAACAAGGCGTTGAGCCTGCAGTGTTAACGGTGCGGATGTTGACCGATGTGTTTGTCCAGGTGCCTGATGATATGCCTGAGATATATGAAGGGCCTATCCCAAAAGGGGAGGACGATCCACAGACAGCTGGGTCGTCTGGTGTGCCCTCCGATTCCAGTGGACCCCAGAACAAACCCGAAGCTTAAGCATTCGAGACCTTAGACTTCTTAGCGAGGCGGTGAGCAGTGGCTCTACTTGAACGGTTACAGATCCTCATCGACGCTGATGCCAGTGGTGCTGTGCGTGAGTTTAAAAAGATTGGCAACACTGCTGATCGTGAGCTCGGCAAGGCAACAAAGTCAATGGACCGCATGAGCGCAAAGCTAACTAGCTTTGGTGCTGGTGCGGTTGTTGGCGCTGCGGCACTCGGTGCCGGTTTGGCGATGTTCGCTAAAGAGGCTGCGGCGGCTGAGACACAGCAGTTGAAGCTGACTAACTCGATCAAGAACAGTACTGCTGCGTTCCCTGGTAACGGTAAAGCTTTGCGTGATCAGGCATCGGCTTTGATGAAGGTCACTGTTGCTGATGATGATGCGATTGTTTCGGCGCAGGCTTTGCTTGTGCAGTTCGGGCGCACATCCTCGGAGACAGAAAAACTGACACCTTTGGTTGTTGACTTGTCACGCAAGATGGGCGTGGATCTTGACGCAGCTGCAAAGGCAGTGGGGAAGAGTTCCGAGGGTTCATCGGGTGCGTTGAAGAAGATGGGTATCGAGGTCGAATCGCTTGGTCTTGGTTCAACCGCTACTGAAGACACGATTGCTGCGCTTGCCGCTTCCGTAGGGGGATTTGCAGAATCTGAAGGGCAAACATTCGCAGGCCAACTCGACATCATGAAAAACAAGTTTGGTGAGCTCAAAGAGTCTGTCGGCAAAGGCGTACTCGATGTTGTAAACCCGATCCTTGGTATCGGTGCTGCAGCTGGTGACATCAACCCTGCTGTTGGTGAAACAGCTGGCAAGCTTGCAACTATGGGCGCTATCGGTGCGGGCCTTGTTGGTACTTTGTCTGTTGGCACTGGTGCTGTGATGAAGATGCGTGACCAGTTCACACAGGTATCGATGGTTGGTGGCACTGCGACACGTTCGCTCACAAATGTTGGCAAGGCCGCTGCAGGTATCGGTGCTATTGGTGCAGCCGTTGTTGTGTATCAGTTGGCTAAGGCTTTGGATGAGGCAAGCGTCAACGCTGCAAAGGTTGAGGCAGGGCTTGCTGCGATCAGTTTGCAAGCCGCAGAAGGTAGCGGTGTGTCTGCGAAGTCGTTTGCTGATCTTGCTAAAAGCACAGACGGTGCAATCGACAAGCTTTCAGATTTTGGTGATAAGACTCTAGATGTTTTCAACCTGAGCAAAACGTCTGGCACGTTCAAACTTGATGGTGAAGTCATCCAGATCGATAGTGCTACCGCTGCGATCAACAAGCTTAAAGCTGCGGGCGACAACAA